CTTTTCGTTTTCTAACCACTTCCATTTCCACCCTTTGATTATGTCCTTTTCATCTGTTGCATCCCAATATTTACCTGTGAGTATAGGCGTCATGTACTGTGGCCACACACTAAACAAAGTACCAACGTCCCGAATATTCACATCTCCGGTTGACGAAGCTGTGTTTGCCCGGATAAATGAATTTCCAAATACATCGTGCATGATCGAAACCAAAGTCAAAAACTCCATTCTGGATTGTAGTGGGTTAGGATTATACACTAACTTGAACATCTTTTTTAGTTCATAGCTTGGATTCTTTATCTTGCGAAAATCTTTGTAAGTGATTAATTCACCATTCTTTAAGTTCTTGACGTTAAACTGTGCATTGGATAGGTAAGAAGCTCTAAGGTCAACGGCAGAAGATAACACAGGATTTTTTTCATATTCTGCCTCAAACATCTTTGGTGAATTGTATTCCGAAAACTTTGGACTTTCACCTACAATCAATGAAACATAGGGATATGAAGATACATTTACCGCACCCTTAGTACGCCAAATCTTTGATGTTGCTGAAATTTTGCTACGTAGTTTTTTTAACATCAATAACCGTTATTGATACATTTTGTGTGAATGTGTTATGCAAAGATAAATATTATGTTTAATAAAAACAAGTAATTTAACATAAAGTTATAAAAAAGATATTAAAAAAAGCCGGATTCAATAACCCGGCTTACTACTAACCACAAATTATGATAATTTATAAAAAAATAATAATGCAAATATAACACTAATTTGTTTAATGTGCAAACATTTTTCGATTTTTATTTAAACATCGCCCTGTAAAAATGTCTTATCGCCTGTGAAAGCCCTGCGATACTGTCAGGTGCATCGTCCCTCGTCTCTTTGCCGTTCTTTAAGCACCACCAAATCTGTTTCATAAAGTTTTCGTACGGAGATTGTGGCCGGTAATCCTTTCTAAAGACAAAATTTTCTTTTATCCACCCCTCTTCTGCTAATATCCTTGAAATTTTATTTGATACGTTTCTTACACCCCTTACCGTTGTTCGCCTTACCTGTGTTTTTATATTGGTCATGTGCAACCTGCCAAAGCTGTTTGTTTCAATGAATAGCTTTGACGGCAGGTACTTGTTAACCAAGTGTACCACCTGTGGCTCAACCTGATTAAGATTGTCCTGCGTGAACAATACGTCATCAATGTAAACCTTGCCGTTAGCTATCACACCTATTGGCATGGAATAGTTATCGTCTCCTGTGTCGGCAGGATCAGCATAAAAGACTGGCACACCTTTAGGACACTCACCGGAAAAGTAATTAAGTTCATTCTTTGGAAATATCAAACCCTCTAACGGTTGCGGATCTTGCATATACTGACGTTCAAATACCAACGAATTAATACGCTTGTACTTCATTAACTCGTCAAAGTTCATTTTGAACTCCCATAACGGCTGACATAACCTGTCATCAGGTACAATTACCCCGTATTTCTTTGCTGTCTCAATAAGTCTTTCATCAACTATTGCCGGTAACGATATGTGTTCCCATTCACCAGGTTCAACGTCTAACAGATACCCGGTTAAGTCCTCCGGGTGTAACCTTTGCATGATTATAATAATCGGGGTGTTACGGCTGTTTACCCTGTTTCGGATAGTACTGTCAAACCTCATGTTTATCCTGTCCCTGCGTAGGTTGTAATCAGCGTCCTCCGGTTTCATTGGGTCATCAATGATAATAGCACCACCAAACTTCTTGTTGACACTTAACTGTTCCAAAATCTCTGTTAGTTCAAACTGATCGTCAGCATCTTCTTCATCTACCTGACCTGCACCAAACCCTGTTACCTGCCCCCCTGTTGACGTTGCATAAACCCCGCCACTTGCTGTTGTGTACCATTTCTTTTTACCCCTTGTGTCCCTTTTTAACCTGACATCGGGAAACATTAACCTGTATTCGTCAATGTCTGTTATGAAGTTTTTTACGTCCTCTGAGTTATCCAAAGCCAAGTCATCAGAATAGGACAAATGAATAAATTTAGCACTCGCATTTAACGCTAAACAATAGGCAATGAAGTTCTTAACTGCAATTTCTGTTTTTCCGCTGCGAGGAAAAATGTTAATTATAAGTCGTTTTATCTCTCCACTTATAACCCGGTCTAAAGCATTGCAAATTACTTCGTGATGCCAGTTTACTACAAACTTTCGCCCATACCTCTGCCGGAAAAAGTACCTCGTAAAATCCAACATTGAACTTTCACACAGCACTTTAGCAACCTTTAACCTTTTTATTTCCTGTATAGACGCCCTGTCAATCACTTTGTAATATTTGGTGTTTTCTACTAATCAAGGTGTTCACCCTCAAAATTTCGGCATAACTTTTTATACGCTCTTTTTGCCTCCTCTCCTATCAGAAATAAACTACCACCGTCTTTCAATTTGATAATGGTGTTGCGGTGTTTATCCCTGATTAATTCTTCTATATTTTTATATTCAATGCGTATCGTATATGACATATTGGGTAATTAACTTTGCAATATACTAAATTTTCTACAATAATTTACATTATGTTAAGGAAAGTTATTAAAAAGTTATCATAAATATTTCTCCTTAACAGCAAACCACTTCTGAATGATTAAGTGTGTCAAATCAACCATTTGCTTGTTAATCACATTATCAAACTCTTTGGGTAGTCTGTTACCTTTCGGATATACTAATGCTATATTCATTTATATTGCTTTTGTTTCAACATCGTTCAAAAGGTGAATTATAAATAAGTATAGGGAAATATTGTTCACCTTTTGTACACATATCCCCTAGTTATGCAACAGCTTAAAAAAGCCCGCATTTAGCGTGTCTGTCATATAAAACTATGCTTCCCGCAACAGCGACATTCATACTTCGAGTGCCAGGCAAATAAATAATTTCTTGACATTTTTCAATTGCTTCTTTTGTCAACCCATTATCTTCCGCACCAAGCAAGTAACAAGCCTGTTTAGGATGTTTAAATTCAGTTAATTTAGTTGCGCTTTCAATAAGTTCAATACCTACCAATTTACAATCGTGCGGGCGGTGTTCGTTAAAGTCTGCAAAGTCTTTATAAATAAATGTTGGTATATGTTTCCAGCTTTTCATTGTATCGCTTGCTTGCGGTTTAAATCTACTTCCAATTAAAAAAATAAAGTCCGCTTCTAAAATTTGGGCAGTTCTGAAAAGAGTGCCATAATTTTGTGATGTTTTCATGTTTAAACATCCAATTCCAAAATATCCTTTGTCTTTCATTTTATGTTTTGTTTTTAATTATTTGAATAAAAGCCGATTGCATAACACCGTATATAAAAAATTGGCTATTAAAGTTTATCGCATTTTGAAAGGTTGGTGCAAGCCAACTTTTCATATACGAAACGTTATAAATAGTTCAACTTATTCCAATGTATAACCCTTTTACCATTCTTTCAATCGTATCAATATCCGGGTTTTCTTTACTCCAATAGTACGGAATGTTAAGTTTTTCACATTCCATTATCATTCGGGGCATATCGTCATGCCTGTTGGGTCTTACATAAAAGTCCACAATAGGATAAATCTCCTTCATATCCGAATTGCCGTTTACCTCAATGATATTCACAGCTAATCTCTTTTTCAGTTCGTCAACTATGTCCTTACCGTAAACCCAATCCTTAAACTTTTGATTGCCACCCAATCCACGATAATATAAAACGTTAAACCCCTCATGTGGCTTTTTCTCAATCATTGATACGTCTTGCGGAGGGTCAACCAATACGCTTACCCTCTCGCGTAGTTTAAGCGGTGCTAATTCGCTTATCAGGTGCGGACTGACTACATAGAACCTTTCAACGAAAAAGTCCGACAGCTTTGCGAAAAATGTCATACCGAGAAAGTACAAGTACTTAATCCACTTCGTAGGAAACTTCTTGCCACCGAGTAATCTCGTGGCATACAATATGTCTGAACCTGTGGATAGTATTACCATATCAAAGTAAGTATTATGATGCTTATTAGAACTAAAACTATCGCCTGAGGTAAGAAAAACAGGATTATAAACCTGTCCTTTTGTGAGTTTTTCATATTCCAAATATTTCGTTAAACATATCTTTGCCGTTCATTTTTCTTTCAGCTAACTCAACTCTGTGAAATTTCACTCTGCCTAAAATCATGTATTTAGCTTGTTCCTCATTATCCGCTTCTACCGTTGTTTTCATTCTTTTGTCAAACATTTCAAAATAAACCGTGTATCTCATTTTAATTCTTTTAAAATGGTGTATCTTCCGATGGCTTGAGATTATCAAAATATCCAGTATCCCTAACAAGCCAGTTTGTGTTATCCCAATTATCTATCGCATCTCTTTTCTCAAATCTGCCATTATTGTAGTTGTAGGAAAGTTCACTTATTCCCTGAGTACCCAGATGTTTAAACTTGATTTTCTGCCAGTGAACTTCTATTGTATTAGTCATTAACCCATTATCATCAAATACCCTGTGAACTGTAAAACCATAATCAGTTTTATTGTAAAAATGAGAACTACCTGATATGTTATACAGGGTGGGTACTTCAGCCCTGTCAAGTTTAACTGGGTGAGCAATTAAGATAACAAGTACATCATTCATTTTAGCAAACATTGTCAGTTTGTCGAGAAATTGGCTGATATACTGTGTTTCGGTTTGATTCCTTCCAATTTGGTGATCTAATTTGTTATAAGGGTCAATAACAAGCGTCTTTATTCCTTTGCTTTTTACATAGCTTTTAGCATTAGTAAGTATTT